AACAAAGACTTACCCACACCAGTACCTGCAAGAGCAATGTTGAGAGTCTTGTTAGGAAGACCACCCTTTGTAATCTTGTTGAGGAGTTCCAGATCGAACGGAATCTTTTCCTCAATGGTGTGGTAGAAATCGTATCTTTCGTCTGCGTCTCTAATATAATCGTGTCCAACTGTGTCATCAAAACTTGTACCTAATGCTTCCGACATAATATGTGGAATAGCATCCTTACTTTGTGTCTTATCCTGACCATCAGCAATCTTAATACTATCCATGAGAGCAAGGTAGATAGCACGTTCCTTACACCACTTTTCTGTTGTATCTAATAACCAATCTTTATTATAATGATCTCTATCAATCCTATTATCTAGGAAATCTTCGATCTCCTTAATGATTTCTTCACTTATATCTCTCCTCTTTTCTACCTCAATTTTAAGTGCCTGAGGTTCAGGCATTGCAGAGAACTCCTGTACATACTCCTGTACAGCAGTAAACAAAACCTTATTATTAATGGTGTCAAAATAATCATCCTTAAGAAAAGGCATGACTTGCCTACAATAATTCTCATCAAGGATGAGTTTACTGAGGGTGATCTCTTCGATCTTTTGCATTAGAGGTAGTGTAAATAAGTGCTGACCACCCACTTGTCATGAGACAGGGGTGCTTTTCCTGAGTGAGGGAACATCCATGAAGGAGGGAATACTAAGGCACTACCCTCCTTTGGTTGGACGCTGTAATCTATATTATGAAAGCATGTTTCTCCACCTTTGTCAACATCATTAAGATAAAAGAACAAGGCAAGGAATCTTCTAGCACTATCATGGTTACCTACATCCACATGTAGATCAAACCTATCATTCTTTTCTTTATCATAGTGCTTGAGTTTAATTTGCTCAAATGAATTTTCTATTGGCCAGAAGTCCTTACAATTAACCTCTGCCATATAGATCTCAGAGAGACGTTTAATGTATTGGATTAATTGTTGATGAATCTTGACCCATTCATCCTTAGGATTTTCTTTCTCTATCTCATGGGTAATGTTAAACATATTCCATTGAGGTCTACCCTTCTGCTCCCACCTTTCTAGTTCAGTTTTCTTTCCTAGATCAATGATATTACGACAGAGACTAGGATCTAATGCCAGAGGGTAGTGTCTGACATAATCTTTAACCTCCATATCCAAACTCCTTAGCAGCAACTTCATCTAGTGCTTGTAGAACTTCGGGTGTGAAATATTTCTCTGGGTTACTCAAGATTTGTTTAGGATATAGATTAACTTCTCCCATCTTATATCTGTTACCTATTCTTGTAAACACTCCGTGTTTCTCTCCTAACTCAAGAAGACCATAATACTTATCAAGTCCTCTCTCATCATAGAATAGTCTTGATTCTATCTTAGCATTCTCTTTGGTGAACCTAGACTTCTTAGTCTCACATTTGATAATGTTACCGATCACATCCTTACCATCTTTCTCTTTAGATTTGCTGAGGTATATGATAGTAGATGCTGCATACTTAAGACCACTACCACCACCCATCTCTTTCATAGGTACATAAGCACCCACTACATCATAGGTATGGTTAGTAACAATCATAGGTACGTTTGCTTTACCTAATTTGAGAGTAAGAACTCTGAAGATAGACTTAACAACCTGTGCTCTAGTCATGTCACGAGTATCTTTACCTGCTTCAGTATCTTCTACTTCTTTACTGGTAGATAACATACCAAGACTATCCAACACAAACATCAATGGTTTACGTTCTTCTTCTTTCTGTGCCAGATACTTATCAATAATCTTAATTGCTTGCTGACGAAACTCCTGTACAGTTACAACAGGTACGATCATCATACGATTAGAATCGATACCACGACTCTCAATCATTTCTTTACTTATAGCACTCTCAGACTCAAAGTAAATAACCCCACCATCACTATGGTCGTTGAGGAAAGACTGTACAATCCCAAGACAAAAATAAGTTTTGCCTGTACTCGACTCACCTGCGAGAGCTGTGATCTTGTTCCCTGGAACACCTCCTTTGATGCTTCCTGAGACAAGAGCGTTAAAGAGGTAACTGCCCGTGTCGATAAAATTATTTGTGTCACCAGAAGCGACACCATCACTAACGATACTAGCGTATTCATTACCTATCTCTCCTGCAATGTCCTGCAAAAATGAACTTGTCATCCGAAAATATGCTCCAATGTAACTTGTTTTTCTGGTGCCCAACCTATAGCATCAAGGATAACCTTGACAGGTGACAAGAAACTCTTGTCAAATTGTACTTCATAATCCACTGATCCGTCAAGCTCGAACTCCTTAGGTAATGTCTGGAAGAATGAGATAACATTCTCTCCTATGCGGTTGGGTTTCCTAAGGTATAGATACTTGATCTTCTCACCCTCTTGGATGAATGGAAATTTGTTTTGGATCTTATGCTTCTTTATATAATGATTATAAAGTAGAGATCCACGAACATGGATAGGGCATCCCTTACCATATATGTCCTTGGTTGATGTGAACTTTTGTAAGTTGTTGCAACTACGAGGGAATGATATATCCTCTAGTGGCATAGACTCAAACTTCTTTCTGAATTGTGAAATGAATTTCTGTACATCAGATTCATCACTGGTCATAACCAACTCAAGTGCTTTTTTAATAGCACCTCTGCATGGCATAGGTGTAGAAGACTTAACTGCTTCGATACCCATCATCTTTAGTTTAGGTTCAGCATACTGAACACCCTCACTATTCCATACATTTAAGATGTATCGTTTCTTGGCAGTCCATATACCTTTGTTGGCAATGTTCTCCCTCTTCATGACCATCTTCTGAGAGTATGCATTTACATAGGTGGCCAACTCCTCGTAAGAATTCTGAATATACTTCTCAAATTCCACATCACACACCTTCTCAAGGAACCTAAGTGTGCTTTGATCGCTTTTCTCTCTGTTCTGGAATACCTTCTCCACAAGAGGACCAAGGTGCAAGTAAATGCTATCGGTGTCAGAAGCAATAACGTAATCATAATCATCAGTCTTTAATAATTTGTTGAGGTAAGCATTCATCTTGTTCTCTATCCATCGGATAGAGACTTGTCCTGAAAGTGTGATTGCTTCAGCGTTCGCAAGATTGTAATAGCGGAAGTATTGGTTACCGATAGCACCGTAGGCAGAGTTAAGTTGGATCTTTCTCGCCATTTGGATGTTGTTAAATTTCGCAATGTCTTTCTTAAGTTTATCGGAAGGAGAACTTTCATAGTCCTTCTTCGCTTGGATCATTTTCTTTTTATATATCGTACGTTCATCATAGATACGTTGCATTATCTCTGGGAGAAAACCGTGGATGTCCCTTCTATACTGTGCTCCATTGGCACACACTGCAAAATCTCCAGAGACTTGTACTTCTCTAGAGAGCAATCCTTCCACAGATGCGGATGGATGTCTTCTATCCACCAAGGTTTCTGGGCTAATGTTGTACTGCATGATGAGATGAGGGTACAGACTATTGAGATCAAAACTGACGACCCAATCGTACATACCTGGTTTAGGTTCCTTGACGTAGGCACCTGCGTATTGTTCATTCTTACGTTCTCCTCTTTTCGGTGGGACAACAACGTTTCTCTTTTTAAGATCGTTGTATATTAATGTGTCCCACATTCGCACCTGTGAATACACATCAGACAAGTTAACCTTAGCGTCATATGCTAAGGACAATGCTAACTCAATCAGTTTCATCTTGCCTTCCAACTGGTCAACAAGTTCCACGTCATGAATATTATATTCTACGAACTTCTGCCAATCATTTGTATAGAATGCTTTAAAGTTCTCATACTCACTGTGATCTAACTTGTTCTCACCTAGTTCGACTTCAGCAATATGATCCAGACGATAAGATGCTTGTGCTGAATAAGTAAACTTCTGATACAAATCAAGATAGTCAAGGACCGTAACACCTGCAATATCATATGCAAGTTGCTTACGACCCCTGATAACTATCTCTCGATCCAATACTCTGTTCCACGGAGACAGAGACTTCTTCCACTTCTCACCTAACACACGCTCGACCCTGCGACAAATGTATGGAATATCATACAAGTTGCAGTTCCATCCAGTAATGACATCAGGAGTTTCAGAGACCCACCACTGTAGGAAGTCCTCTAACAACTCTGATTCCGTATTAAATAACCTGTACTCATGTTCCCCTTGGAACTCACGAGTACCCCAAGTAGTAATCTTCTTGGTGATGAGATTCTTCATCGTAATACAAAGCATCTCTTCACGACACTCCTCTACAGAAGGGAATCCATTATCACATGCGACCTCGATGTCAATCGTATAGATCTTCATCAGATCCATATCGAAATCAATCTCATCAGGAAATTTATCTGCTATGAATTGATATACAAATCTATCATACCCATGCACCTCTAGACCTTCCACATTCTCGTACTTCTCAATGAAAGAACGAGCATCCCTAGCTCCATCGAACCTTTTGGGATGAGCATACCGACCATCTAGAGTTTTATATTTTGACTTCTTGGTTTGATCCTGAGGTACAAAATATAACAGGGGTCTGATCTTCTCACGATAAGTGATGGCATCACCATCTTCATACCCTCGGTAAAGGATATCATCACCAAGAAGTAATACGTCTGTATAAAAACCCATTAAGTAAGTGCTCTGTACTTCTCCGCTATTTCAGGAGATGGATCAATTATAGTAAAAACATTGTCACTTGTCAAGAACAAGTCACGTTGATCCGTATGCAAAGGATACTTTTCTACTGCACCTTCCTTAGTGATCATCATGCAATTTTCTATCAGAATAGATGGTTCTTCATCCAACTCTGTCATCATTCCCATCAGGTGTATCAGGGGGTTTGATTGTAGTATCAGTATCTTTAGCATTTTCTTCTAGTAGTTCATTGTATTTGGACAGAAGGTTGTCATGTGGTTCATATATTAATGCAACCGAGGGTATCGGTACCATGATATATGAATGTTTAGAAAGTGGCACATAGGTTTGGAACTCAACGTCCAAGTTATCCATGGACATGGACTCACCTTCTTCTAATAGCATTGATTTGTTAGGTTGTAGCGTAAGTGCATAGGCAAAGTCTAACTTGTAAGCAAGAGGTGTGCCATCTTGGTTACGCATCTCCTTAACGTCAGCTATAACGTCCTCTCCGTTTTGCATTCTTACGACCCTTACGCTCATAGTCTTTCTCCATTAGTTGATTAAATGTTGTCTTTACTAAGTCAGTAAAGGATCTTCTTGCAGAGATATTCTTTTCCTCTGCGAGGATGTGTACCATCTGCATAAACTCTTCAGTATACTCAGGTGGTATGTCCACAGTTAAGGTTTCTGCCTTCTCATTGTACCGATGGCACAGGTTTACATACATGTTCATAGTGTTATTCCCAAACAAAAAGAGACCTCTGGGGTCTCTTCAGTTGTTATATTATATAGTACCTTAGATTCCTACTTCTTTCTCAAGAGCAGTTAATCTATCCTCATTCCTCTGCTGAGTTGCCCCAGTAGGTTTTGGATGTGCCATTGATTGTATTTTATGGAGATGTTCTAGAACATGATCCAGTTTAGTAGTCAGTTCAGCAACAGCATCAATAATCTGAACGTGCTGTGGATCTGAGTACTCAATATTAAATACACTTCCGTCACCTGCAGCAGGTGATGTAATTGTCACATCTGCTGTAGTGGGAACAGGAGTAGGTTTAGGATCTATTTGTAGATCGATATCTGAAGCTCTCATTTGTTCTTCTCTGCTAGGGTTTATAGTAACATAATAGTATGTATGTGTCAATAATCATCAAAAGATGTATTTGATTCTACCCATTCAGCGTTGTTTCTACAGTATGCATCAGCATCTATTTTCATGTGCAGGTGTGCACCTGTATGAATACCCTCTATCATTGCTACCATGCCAAGAACCATGACTGGTAGCATCCATAGAGGGTGACTCATTATCTTACCCATAGGGAAGAAATATAACTGTCTCTATTTAGAGATAGTCTTTACGAGCATGATGTTCTGGAACGATCTTTCCTAACAATACGTTAAGTAATCCGTTATCAAAGTCAACATGTTTGATCTCTACATCTTCAGACATCTGCCACATTCTAGTGAAAGATCTCTTGGCAAGACCACGATGCATGAATTCTCCCTCTTCCTTCTTATCTTCTATCTCTGCTGTCACATAGAGTTTACCATACTCTGTGTAGACTTTAACTTCTTCCTTTTTAAATCCTGCTAGTGCTACTTCTAATCTACTTTCGTGATTACTTAGATGGATTAGGTTATAGGGTGGGTAGTTACTGTTCTCATTGTAGGAAAAGAACTGATCGAAGTAACTGTCGAGTCCTATACCATACTTGTTGATCTTATCCATCAAGGCAGGTAGATCAGCTGCACGATATCTTGCTAAATTTGTCATAATAGTCTCCTTTGTAAGCGAGTTGTTTGATTGTGGATCCTTTCGGCATCCA